ATGCCTTGCTCACCTTGACGAGCCAGTTCTTGAAACTGGGCTCCCTGTTGGATTTGATTGATAGCAGCTTGCTGTTCCCCTGCTCCACGAAGCCCCAAAAGTCCCTGTATTCCCTGAAGTGCCTGTCCTCCAGCTTGAATATATGGCTGCGTCAAATCAGGCTGACCAGCCTCCATGTAAGGCTTTAGAAGATTATAAATTTCCTGTAACGACCCCTCTTGTGCTCCAACTGCTTTGTTGGCAGCAGCGGATTGAGCAGCAGCAGCGGATCTTGCGGCGCTGGCTTGCTTCTTGGCTGAAAAGTAATTGCCAATTGCCTTAAATGGATCTGCCATAAAACTCCTTTTGGTAATCGCTAAAAGTCTCTCCGTATAGCTTCAGCACATCGCCAGAAAGCTCAGTTGCTCTTTTGACTCCATGACATGCCTGAACTGCGATCATGCAAAGGTCATAGAAAGCAGCTCTCCAAGCAAATGACATCTCGTTAGCCTGTCCTGCACGCTCAACAGCATCACTGCCCTGCCACTTCAGGATGCTCAGTGCCACTACTGGAAGCAGCGTTGTGGAGTTCGCAGTAAAGAATGGGTTAAGCGGCATCGCAACAAGCGTGTTCCAGATGCACTTGTTTAACTCCTCCCGAGAGACTTCGTCCCCGTCTGCGACATCGTCAAAGACCTGGGTCACCTGAAACATCATCAATAGCCATTCGATGGCAGAAGCAGGCAACTGGAAGTGTTCTTCCAGATTCTGCTTCAGTGATGTCAGGCGATCATCCACTAGGTGATCTCCCTCCCAGAAGCTGTAAACGTCAATGCAGAAGCAGTTCCGGCCAGCGTCGAGATGAACCCACCGGCCTCAAGCACCTGGCCAACCAACTCAGGACACAGGTAAGTCTCACCGGGCACAATCGAGCGAGTCTTGACGATCAGGTTGGAGTTGCCGGCAGAGCCACCAGACACGATGAGGTTGACGCTCAACGTCACGTTAGCTGTGTTGGTATTCGTCACAGTCGCCTTGTCAATAATGGTCTTGCAGTTGACAGCGGTGTACTGCGCAGTCTGAGAGTTCTCAAGCTGCTTAGGCGGGATGATGTTTTTGACTGTGACAGCCATGATTAGGAAATGTTGTCTGTGACCGTGAGAATCACTGAAGGGATGGCAGGAACCGGTGCGCTGGCTGCCGAGGCCAATATCTGGCAAGAGGTGTCATCTGTGCTCCAAACAAGCTGGAAGTAATCTCCGGCGTTGAGTGGCAACACGAAATTCCACGCGGCAACTGTTTCTGCATTGTTGCCTTGAATACGAATCTGCGTTGCAGAGTCTGGAATGTCAATTCCATTCACCCTAACCCATATAAAGACAAGACCAACTCCACCTGAAGTTTTATCAAGCTGCGCAGAGAACTGAAAGTTGTATATGCCTTCTGTATCAACGTAAACCCGGCTGTTTGGTGTGCCGATGTACACGCCGAACGAAATGTCAGTCGTGTTAAGCGTCATCGGATACGCCGTATTGATGGCAGCAGCGGTCTGTGTTGCTGTGCTGTGAAACACTCCGTAGCGTTTCCTGCGCACCTCGTTGATGACTGGCGGTAAAATATCAGTTTGCGCAACAATTTGTGTAGTTGGCGGGGCAATATCCGAAACAGTGCTGACCTCGACGCTTCGAGGAGCCAGCGCAAGCAGCTCTACTGCGTCAGCCAATCTGGTGATAGCCGAGACAGCCTGCTGTGCCCTAGAATCGGCATTCTGTGCGTTTATCGAGGCTTCTTCGATTAGCGTCGTGTTTGAGTTCAGGCTAGACGGGATCAGGTCGAACAGTTGCTCGAAAGCCCGGATCGCACGCTGCGACGGAAGGAACTGAGCCAGCTCATTACGAGTGATCTTGAATGGTCCCTCAATCATACCGCAAGTGGTTCAACTCTGGCCTCTAGTCGGGCCACAGAAAGCTGGGCGTCACTGGTGCCCCGGAACTTCTGCGCTCTCCACTGCCTCATGCGCCCCTGCTGTAGCCAAGACAGTCTCTTGCCACGCACGCCGGTCATGCCAGCCTTGCAGACTCGTTCCTGACTCCAGGTCACACCATCCTCTGTGTACGAGGTCCAGATACTTGGGTCTGTGCCAAAGATCGAGTTGCCAGTCAGCGAGACAAGTTCCAGTTCGTGGAACAACAACCCCCTGCTCTCGTTGTATAGAATGATGGTCGCAAACTCCCAGCCATTCAGGACACCCCAGTGAGAAGACAGCGAGTCAGACAGGTAGCCAAACGCAGTGCTTGCCGGGTCACCCACATTCCAGCGGTTGTACACCCAAACAAGGTTCTTCGCACGATACTGGCTGTTCCCAACAAGGCTGGTTGCCAATGTGAACCAGACTGGTGCGCCGGCTCCAGTGGTCGCTGCTGCGTCGAACACTAGAGTCTGGTTGGGCAGATGGATATACAGATGTCTGTATCCCTTGTCCACACGAGCCTCGACAAGAACATTGGACAACTCTTCCTCTGTAAATTCGGTAAGCAGTTGGTCAATCTCCCTAGTTGCAATTCGTTCTGCATTGCTCCCAGTGATGAGCCAGACAGAAGGGGCTTCGTTTCGGCCACTACCAATGAACGCAATGGACTCCATGAAGTTGCAACAGGCATGAGTGCCAATAACTCCACGCTGCACCTGTGCCCCTTCTACACGCTGGAACGGAAACAACTGGCCTCCTATGTTGTCGAACACTTCAATGGTGTGCCTGTTGAGTGCGTAGACCTCGTTACGGACCTTGAGCAGTGCAACGATAGGGTCAGGATCTGCTTCAGCAGAACCGTACTTGAGCGGGTTGACTGAGAATGGATCGTTGAGTTCAGTGACAATCAGGAACTCGCCGTCTGTCGTCATAAAGTAGCCATCCACCCAGACGACATCGACAACAGTTCCCAAATCGGGATCTGTCACCTGTTGCAGTCCGGTGCTTGGACGGTACAGGAACAGTCTGCCTCCTGATGCGATTGCCAAGTAATCGAAGGAGTAGTCAAACGTGACCTGACCAGTGCCTCCTACATCCCCTATGACAGTCACGACGTTCGTACTAGAGATCGACACCAGTTTAGTGCCCATCACACGGTAAAGCAATCCTTCCCATTCGATAGCTCCACGATCTATCCCGGGACCAACCCCAAGACCCACGATCCCGTCTGCCGGCCGAAAGTATCCGTCAGAGATACCACTCTTCAGGATCACGGGCACCATGTTGCGCGGATACTCCACGCGGAAGTCCCCAGCGGTATCTGTGTAAATTCCGTTGAGGATCGGGATTTGCATTACTTCTTTTTGGCAGTCTTGGCAGAAGCCTTAAATGCGGCAGCAGTAGGTGCTCCCTTGGAACCCGGCTTGCGCATCCGCTCCTTTGAGCCTGCTTCGATGCGTTCGCGCTTTTGATGAATGTTCTTGTAGAGTCCGTCTTTCATTTGCAGTTCCAGCGTTTAAGACTTGCAGCTTTGCGTGTGGGCCGGCCCTTCTCGTCCTTCATAGGACCAGGCATTCCAGACATTCGGGCACAAAAAGACTTCTTGCGTCCAGCGTCAGCCTTCGTCTTGGGATTTGGAGCAGGAGCCTTGAGGTTTGAGCCAGTCTCCTTGTTGTACTTGGCCCTGCCCTTAGCGGTTAACCCAGCGCCTTTTGACACTGGCAACTTCTCGCCCTTGGACACTGAAAGGTTTACCTGCTTCTTTTTCATTGAGGATGAACTTGTTGTTCGAGAGCAGAAATACGTTGCGCAAGAGCGTCAAGCTGTGCGGATAGCCCGGACACTTGGCCTACGCCGTGCGTATGAGATGCAGCGGCAAAGTCTGCTGCGTTGGAAGTCAGAATGTCTCCACAGCCCACGAGATCTAAAGGAGTGTGCTGATGGTCAATCATTGCTGCGCCAATCGAGGCCGGGCTAATAGCATCTGCTTGACCAGCGGCGTGAGTGCTCGCATGAGGCGCTGCAATGGCGAGGATCTTGCGGACAAGACCAGTCTTGAGTTTGGTCCACAGAGAACCGTTCGATGGGTCAATGGCTAGTTCCCTAACCGCTACGTCTGACGGACTTGGGGCAGAGCCGTCGTTTACTTTGTTATTCAACAGAATAGTTGGCATTTCTTTCATGTAGCACTAACTCAAAACAAATCAAGCCGCCGGATTGGACAGCGGCTTGATATGAGTGAGTTTTACTGAGGGTTATCGGCGTTGTATGCGTCTCTTGCCTGGGATTCAGTTCCATACGGCATAGAGTTGTATGCCCATTTGCCAGCATATGCCCCCCAGACTGATGGGTAATAATTTACTCCCACGTTAGCAGCCAGCCATGTCGGATATTCTGCATCTGCTCTTGCTGACTCAGCAGCAGCCTGTGAGGCGTGCCCTGTTGAGTTATACGCCCACTGGCCGTTACGAGCCCCAGCGCCCGAGTACTGGTTTATGCCAGAGTTGGCTGCAAGCCATGTCTGATAAGCGGCTTCATATACAGCCTCCTCAGCAGCAAGTGCTTCGCTCTGATTGTTGTATGCAGTTGAGTTGTATGCCCACTGACCATTGTTGTAGTATCCAGGAGCATTGTACTGATTTACTCCAGTATTAGCAGTTAACCATGCAGAATAACCTGCAATCTCAGCATCAGTTCGCTCTGGGTATTCCGTCGAGTTATAAGCCCATTGACCATAATGAGTAGCTTTTTGGCCACCAGGGGGAGTAAAACTGTTTATGCCTATGTTATTTGCAATCCATAATGCGTAATTTGATGCATAATCCCAAACATCTCCTTCAGAGTTGAATGGGCCGTTTTCACGATAAAACCATTTTCCATTGCGTGATCCGAGACCTTCATATTGTTGAATCTCAATATGACCATTTGGCAATGCTCCACCACCTGACCTAGCAGCAAGCCACGCATCATAAGCCGCATCAGTTTCGGTAATTGTTCCTAGAACTGTGCCACTGTTAGTCGTGCCAGCAGCAAACGTAGCGTTGCCAGTAACAGTTGCGCCAGCCTTGTTCTCAGCATTGCCTTCAAACACGGCATTGCCATTCACTGTTCCGCTGTTTGCGGACCCATCCTGAAATGTCACATTCCCAGTGACAGTGCCAAAGTTTTCTGAGCCGGAGCCAAAAGTGGCGTCACATGCGATTGAGATGTTTTGAACCATAATAGAAAGAAAAAAGAGCAGGGATGGCCGGTGTTTAGCCAGCCACCCCCGCAGTTGTGTTAGCGATTAAACGCCACGCCATTGAGCGTGACGATACCTGTTGTGCCGCTAACGCCACAGGTCAAGTTGGCCGAAGGATTCGCCACCGAGGTCAACGTCAGGTCATTCGACCCAATGTTGATGCTCTGCGGCTGCGTCCAAGTATCCAGGTCGGCAGACCCGGAACTTAATAGAGTCACAGCAGTGGTTCCGTCTGGAAGCTGCGTTGCTGCCTGAGTCCGGGCGCTGTCGCCGTACCAGTTAGCAAGCGTGCCCCAGTCGTTTCCAGAACTGGCGTAGAAGTAGGCACCGATCACGGGAGTGGTGTTGCCTCCACCACCCCCGCCATTAAAACCCGAGAACGTACCTCCGTCCAAAGTGCTGTTCTCAGTGAGAATGACACCCGAATCGGTGGGAACGGAACCAGCGCCGATCAGGCCGCCGGTGATCGCAACGTTGTTTGCATCCTGTACAGACATCGTGCCAAGGCCAGCAATCGAGCCTTCTGCACTGGTGAGGCGGGAGTCAAGGTTCTGACCTTCGAGAGTCGAAACCCGGTCACTCACGTCTTCGATGTCGCTTTCAAGCGAGCCCTGAGCTGAACTAACAGCCGAGCTGATTTTGCTGTCCACTTCAGCGGACGAGTCAACGCTCAGGTTCGAGCGGGAAGCAGCAGCGTCAGCGAGGTCGCTGAGGTTTGCAGACTTCTTAACCGAAGCGTCGGCGCCAGCCTGCGCGGTTGCAGCAGCCGAAACTGCGCTATCGGCAGTGGCCTGTGCAGCGTTAGCAGCAGACTGTGCTGCGGCTGCATCGAGGACCGCTTGATCGGCAGTGCCTTGAGCTGCGTCGGCTGCGCTCTGAGCAGCTACAACGTCGCTCTCAAGCGTGCTAATGTCGCTTTCAGCAGTCGAAAGACGGGAATCAAGGTTCTGGCCCTCCAGCGTGGTGACGCGGGAAGAAACCCCAGCAATACTGGAAGCCAGAGCAGTTGCAACGTCTGAGCCAGCGGCCAGAGCGTCAGCAATCTCCTTCAGGGTATCGAGCGTCGAAGGACTCCCATTGAT